ATTTCATTTTGTTCCTATGCCGCGCTTGGCGGCTTGCGTTCATGCTAGCGCGGACGCGCCCCAATTGGCGCGCCCGCTTGTACTGGCTATTTTTTTATTTGAACCAATTATTCAAATTCCAAATTTGCGTATTCTTGATTGCTACCGTATACGCCTTGGCGCGAATATGCGCGGCGTTACTTAAATTATGCGCCATGCTTTTAAACCCTAGGAAAAGCATATTAAAATTGCAGTTATCTTTTTTTGCTTCAAGCCGCAATTCTCGGCGCACCGCTTTAAAAGTTTTGGAAATTTCCCTAGTTTTGAAATCCGCTTTTTTTTCCAGTTCGGCTATTTCGGCGGCAAGTTCCGCAAATATGTTTTGAATATGCTTTTCAACTTCTACGCCCGCTTGGTCAATTAAAATTTGGGCTAGTGCTTGCGCGTTTACGGGTTCGCCGTTTGCTTGATTGCCGTTATAATCAATTACAGAACCTAGCGTTCCAATTGCTAAAGTTTCTTCGCCAATCATGTTTGCGATTTCTTGTCTACGCTTGATTGCGCATTCGTTCATTGTTGCCATTTTCTCAACTCGTTTCTACCGCGCGTGGCGGCTCTTGTTTTGTCGGGTTGAATCTTTTGATTCATGCCCGCATGAATACTTTACATCAATTCCCTACCTATGCAAGTAGAGTTAGTCATATTTTTGAATATTTCGTAGATTTATTTTTGTGGCGGTTTTGCCCCATGGCGGGCGGTTTTACCCGCCCGCCATCCAGTACGGGCGGGGCTATGCCCTTGCATCTAGCCATTGCCCCGCCACAATCGCTAGCGGGGCGGTAGATACAAGCGGCGGTTGCCACCCTAGCGCCGTGGCTATTGTCACCGCGTCCGCGTTTGGGCTATCCAGCATGATCCGCATAAGTAATTGACATTCGTTATTTATTGCCAAACGCCGCGCCGCGTCCGCCGCATAAGCGGGCGAAGTCTTAGCGTCCCGCGCCGCCTTGGCGCGCAAGCAATGTAAAATATGTTCAATGTGATTTGTGCCCAACATTTTATCTATCCGTTCTTGTTTTGTACCCGCGCGCGGTCGGGGGGGTTGAATTGCTTGAAGTTAAAAGTTCCGCGGCTAATTCGCCGTCCATATTTTCCACTTGGAAAAGTTGCCGTAGAGAATTACGGATTTTCCCAAACGCGCGCCGCTCAATCATGCGTACCGTATTGCGGTCGATATTTAATATAGCCGCAACTTCGGATTGAGTACGCAAGCCCGCGTAACGCTCAACCAATGGATTTGGTTTTGTCATTGGTCTACGCCCTTTCCACATAACGCTTCTAGCCGTTCAATGTATGCGCGCGTTTGCCCTTGCTTGTAACACGCTTGCATAAATCCATCCAGCGTTTTCCTTTCGTGATTAGAAATTCGCCCGCTTGTAAATGCAAAGTCTAAAGTGTAAGCCCGCGCCAATTCTTTAGTACATTCGGACGGGTTGCTTTTTAACGGGGTAAAGTTTACATATCCATCATTGTAAGCGCGCGAAAATATTTGCGTTAAAACATTTCGTTCATCTTTTGTAGCGCTAAAACTACAACCGCGAAACCAACTAGCCATATATTCATGCGCCATACCTTCGGCGGTATTCATGCTCTTACTTCTAGCCATTGCTTCAATCCATTTCTACCGCGCTAGGCGGTTCTTGAGTAGGTGATTCTTGCGAAGTTGCAAGGAAGCGCGCCGTACTTTTTTTAGCCAGTACGGCGCGCGTTCCTAGTTACTTGGCGTTCTTGGGCATCGGTATAAGTTTCAATGTCATCATATCAATAGCCATTGGCGGCAAGTTCTTATTGTGCTTAATGTTTTTTGCCATTTGTTTTTTGCCCTCATTTAAGATATGTATTTTCAATGCGCGCGAAGCAAATTTAAATTGGGGAATGTTTGTAAATACGCCGCTAGCATTTTGCCTACGGTTTTCATTTCTAGCCCATGCTTCATATACCCATTCTTGTAATTCAATCTTTAAGCGTTTTGCCATTTCATCAATCCGTTTCTTCCGCGCGTGGCGGCTCTTGAGTTTAGTAACACTTGCGAAGTTGCAAGGCGGCGCGCCGTCCAGTTCGGACGGCGCGCGCGCCTAGTTACTTCACGCGCCGCGCTTGCTTGCTTCCCATTGTTCGCCAATGTAGGCGGTGGCTTTTTCTAATTGCTTCAACGCAAACCGTTTTGCGCCCGCTTCAGTACGAAAAGCCCAACGGAATTTAATAACCCGATCTTCTTGGCAACAATGCAAAGTAGGCAACTCGCGGCGCATTGCGCCACCGAAAAAGAACCCGCCATTCTTGCCAACAACCGCGGCGTATATTTGTTTTTCTGTTTTTACTGTTTTGATTGCGTTGTCTATTCCGTAAGTGTTTGCGTAGTTCATTTTCTCAATCCATTTCTACCGCACTCGGCGGCTCTTGTTTTGTCGGGTTGAATCTTTTGATTCATGCCCGCATGGATACTCTACATCAATTCCCTATCTATGCAAGTAGACTTTGCCATATTTTTACAAATTTAGTAGATTTATTTTTGTGGCGGTTTTACGCAATGGCGGGCGGTTTTACCCGCCCGCCGTCCAGTACGGGCGGGGCTTAGACTTCCACCGCTTCAGATTCAACATAATCCGCCGCGCCATGCAAGCCTACTAGCCCGTCCATCATGCCCGTTAGCCGTGAGTTGCGCGCGGGGCTAGCGGTTAGGCTTGGGGATTGCTTCTCGATTTCGGTAAAGCAATTAAATAATTTCCAAGCCGTAGGGCGCGTATAGGCATCATCGCCAAATTCCGCGGCGCGTTCCGCGAATCCGCCGCTTCCGTCCGCGCGCGTCCATTCATGGAGTACGCGCGGTAGTTGCGTAGTATTGATTGCGCGGCGTTGAATGGCGCGCACCATGAAATCATGCGCCACATAGTCACCTTGCCGCCCTTCGGGCAAGGCGTACGCCTTGTAGGCTTCCATGCGTTCCGTTTCGGTAGCCATTGCTTGCGCCATGCAACCAAACGCTTTAGATACCAAGCCCGCCCAATCACGCGAAATAAAGCGCGTATGCTTGCGCGCAAAATGGAACACACTTGAGCCGCGCCCGCTAAAGTTTAAATTATCGCATATCCCTAAGTTTACGCCGAGCATTCCTTCCGCAGTAAAACTTTTATCATGGGCATTGCGTAAACCTATGACCCAATCAAAGGCGCTTTCGCCATTCATCAAGCCGTACGCCTTGCCAATATCGCCGCCATTGCGCGCCAACTTGAGAAGCCCAAAGTAGCGCGCGCCGTCCACTCCAGCGAGGGCGTGAACTTGTTCGGATACTGACCAACCCAAATCGCCTAGCGTTTCAATTACGCTATCAATTACGGTTTCATGCGCAACGGGATAATGCGTTTCCGTAGGCGCGGGCGTAGCCGTCCCGCGTACATCGTCCATTGAAACCGCGTTTCCGCCACACATAAGCATTAAAGTAGACCCGCCTAGTTTTACATTTGCCATTGCTTCAATCCATTTCTACCGCACTTGGCGGCATAAAAGTTTAGTAATCCTTGCGAAGTTGCAAGGCGGCGCGCCGTCCAGTTCGGACGGCGCGCGCGCCTAGTTACTTCAATCGCCAATGATTGTTCCCTTTAATACATATTGGGCAACTACGCCCAAAGTGAATTTGCCAATAGTCATGCCGTCCGCAAGTTTCTTAGCGGCTACATAAGTTGATTTTGTAGCCATGCATTGCACTTGTCCATCATGGCGCAATTCCGCGAATGGGCTTACAACTGAAAATACTACTTTTAAATCTTCAATTTTAGTTTGCGGAAATTGCGGGTTCATTTGGTTAAAGAAAACCAATGAATTAAGTAGGGCGGATTCCGCGGCGCTATCAATCGCGCCTTGCGCTTTTGCTTTTGCTTCCGCATTTACGCGGGCGCGCGCAATGTAATTTGCAATTGTATTATTTGGGTCATGCTTAATTTGATTACTCATTTTCTCAACTCGTTTCTTCCGCACTTGGCGGCTCTTAGTTAGTCGGGTTGATTCACTTGAATCATGCCCGCATGGATACTTTACATCAAATCTATACCTATGCAAGTAGACTTTACGATATTTCGCAATATTTCGTAGATTTATTTTGTACTGGCGCTTTTTTTAAAGTGCCCTTTTTAGCGAATGGCGGGCGGTTTTGACCGCCCGCCCGTACTGGCGGTTTTTTTTTGGCTTCAACCGCGTACATCATGCGGTAATAAATCCCATTGCCGCCTAGATACCCAACCTAGATTGCGGCAAGTTGCGCACCCGTTCCCCTCACATAGCGGGCACACTTTATACGGGCGCGCTTGTTCAACGGCGCTACGGGCGTTTGCGTAGTCACTCGCGGCGCTTTGGCGATTAACAAAAGTTCCATGCTCACTTTTGCATAGTGCCGCTAGGCGCGTTTCGTTCTCATCATGCATTCGCAAGAAATGTAAAATCGCCGCATCGCTGGATTCCATTTTAACTTCGACCGCGCCAACCGTAGAAACATCGCCTTCGTATTCATCAATCACTTTTTGGGCTTGGGTTTCTATTTCAGTAGCCGCCGCACCAGCGGCTAGGTAGTTAGAAATTGTTTGTTCCGAAACGCCGCAATGCTCGGCTAAAACTTTGTTGGTGGAATCGGGTTTTGCTTTAAGCGCCAACATGACCGCGCGCGCTTTGTCCGCATTGGTTCGGCGTTGACCATGCGCGCGGTTCGCCGCGGCGGCGTTCCATATAGCATCGTTCAAAGTGCCCGCGGTTACATTTGCATCTATCGTCCCGTCCGCGTCAATCAATCGCGCGGCTAGCACCCTATGCCATCCATCGCAAACCCAAGCCGTCCCGCCCTCAAGAATAATTTCAACGGGCGGGAAAATATTTCCTTCGCGCATTGCTTCGGCGTATTCCTCAACTAGACCAACCTTTAATTCCGTACGGCTTTGCGTTTCCGCGGCAAGCAAAAGCACTTTCAATAGAATCTTTTGATTCGTTCCAGCGTTCAATTCTGTATACCGATTTTCTTTTTTTGTTTTCTTAGCCATTTGTTTTACTTTCTAAATTTGATTTTTTAGCGTTAGTGAAGTGAGGGCAACCTACGAAATTTTATTTTTGTAGGCGCGCTAGCGTATAGCGTTTTGGTCGGGTTGCTTGTTTCACCATTTCGCTTCTAGGTTAAGAAGCCGCTATCCAAGCAATGAAGCGCCCGCGCAACAAGCACGGGAAGCGTAGTAGGTTGCTCATCTACGCCATGACGCGCCCAATGGTTACCCATTGAACCCGTAACCTATTGCCCTATCGACGCGCGGGCATGGCGCGAATGGTTGCCCCGCGGGGCTTTGGCGTTCACCATTTAACGAATCTAGTTTTTTTTCCGCCCGTTGACATATCCCGCCAAGTAAATCAGTAGCGCCACTTCAAACAAAATAATGGCTTGCAAGTATTGAATCATCATTCCATAAACTTATTTGTGGACGGGTCAAGCCCCGCAACTTCTTCCGCGGTTTCAATATCCGCCGCCGATGGTTGTACGGGACTGGCGGTTTTTTTTTCTATCCATGCGTTGACGCGCGGCATCCAAGTAGGCAACCATTGCGCCAAATCTTCGGGCGGCTCTAATCCAGCGCCGCGCATTGCCGCCGCAAGTTCATCTAGTGATTTATTAGCCGCCTTCAATTTCTTTTTGATTGATACCGCACCGCTTAGACCTACTACCGCTTGCGGAATGTGGCGCGTATCATCGCGTTTATCAACTTGGTTTTCATCTTGCTTCGGTATCAATAGCAAATCGCGAAGGTAATACGCTAGCGAAGTTGTGAGCGCGCCCGCTAGCGCCTTGTCCAGCGGTCTACCTTTATCTTCGATAATGGGAAACGCGTTAGTTGAATTGCCTAAATCAATCGGCATTGGCGAACCCTCAAAAACCAGTTGAAAATGTGAATGTAGCCATATGCCCATTTCATTCGATTCAATACGCCACGAACGCACTAGCGCCAAGCCCGCGCCATTCAGCGCCACGCGCGCCGCGGTTATTACATCTTCCGCGCTTGCGTATTGGTAGCGGTGGAAAGCATTGGTTGAATCTTTAGTCACGGGCTTCATTTGCTTTTGCGCGGATACCAGCGCCGCGCACCAACCCGCGCGTTCTCGCGCGCTATTCATTTCATCAATTGCAAATTCTTTTATTTTTGTCATTGGTTAGATTCCTTTTTTTTCCGTACATCAATACGGTTATAAACGGACGGCACTACAAATATTTTTTCAAGTTCAGCGTGTTCCGCGGCAAACGCCTTTCTATCGAACCGTTCGGTTTGCACTTCGGTTACGGTCACCGAATGCGCGCCGCATTCGCCGCGCTTGTTTGTCCCTAGCGCGGTTACCAATTCCGATTGCGCGCTAGCGTGTTCGGCTTCGGCAATTTTCAGTTTTGCTTTGGCTTCGGCTTCGGCTTCAAATAAATTTTGCGGCAATTGCGCCACGGTATCAGTTCGCCGTATTTGCTTCAATAGGTCTATATTTGCGCGCCCAACTGGCGGGATTTTTTTTACAATGTGTAATTCCCACCATTTCGCGCATTCACTCATTACATATTCTGAAAATTCCGCATCAAAAGGTAGGCGGTAAATCTTAAACGCTAGACCATGCGAGCCGCTTAAACACGCCACATATGCAAGCGCGGAACTACTACACGCCATTTGAAAAGATACTTGTACTTTGACGGCTTCGGGTATTTCATCGGTCATTTCAGCGCCCCAACCTTCGGTGATGCCCGTGGTTTTTACTTCAACTAAATCAGCGCCCCGCCGCGCTTCCCCAATCATCCCATCTATATTGGCGCGGAAGATTGGCAAGTGACCTATGTATGAACTGGACGGGCGCACCACGCGCAAGCCCAAGCGTTCGCCCGCAAGAGCAAGTAGCGGCGCTTCAAGAACCGTACCTAGGCGCATGGCGTTATTTTCTTCAGTCGGCGGTACTTGCCCCGTTTTTTGTAGCCACAAATCGTAACTACTACGCCAACGGTCTACGCCCAAAATCGCGGGCGCGTCACTTGAGCCGATGGATTTCATGCGAATAATTTTTTGCTTTTCTGTAATCACTTCTTCCCTTTCGTACGCGGTCTACCGTTTGCAAGCGGTTTTAATTTCCGAACTTGGGCGCTAGTCCAAACATTGATACCGCCGAAAACTTGCGGCGTAACGCCGCGAGCCGCGGCTAATTGATTTATGCGGCAAATGGATATCCCGTAGACCGCCGCCGCGCCTTTGGTATCGAATAGTTTTGTTTGTGCTTGCGCCATGATGGTAACTCTAGCGGGTCACTAACCCGAATGCTTGGTTTGTTAAAGAACTATATTTTTTTGCGCCAGCGCCCGCCATTTCCCAACTTTTGGGTTGAGCATGGCGGGCGCTAAGTTGCTATAGGCTACCAAACCCGTACGCGCGCGCCGCTACTTGTTACGGCATACAGTAAATAAATGTAACCTTGCCACCCGTAGGTTTTATTTGACCAATTCAAATAATTTATGGCTACGCGCTTTTTGTTGCGCGCAAAATTCAAAACTACATCGCCGCTACTTACGCCCTCATTGGCGCATCTAACTATTTCAAACCGTACCGCGTTAATTCTTTTATTTGAACTCGGCATTTTAGTTACCGCCTTTCGCCGCGCCCGTATCCGCCACAATGCCTAGACCATTTGGCAAATCTTGAATGCAAACCAATTCATACCCAAACCGATCATGGAAGCGGTTACGCAGTTCAATAATTTCCGCGAGTGCTTCAAACGGCGCAATCTTAGTTGCATACTTGCAAATCGCAATAGCGTTTATTTGATTAACGATTTCTAATTTTAGTTTCGCCGCGGCGTTTGCTTGGTTAAAGTTTACGCGCGCTACTTCATATGTGGCAATATGCATAAACAAATTATGCTTTTCTTGAAGCGCGCTTTCTTGTTCTACATAGGCGGCGTATTGTTTTCGCGTCATGAATTTTGCGTTTGCAGTTTTCATTTTTGTAATCCATTCCGCCGCGCTAGGCGGCTTTAGTTCGTCGGGTCGGTTCGCTTGAACCATGCCCGCATATATAAGGTACATCAAATCTATACCTTTGCAAGTAGACTTTGCAATATTTTGCAAAATAAATTGCGTACTGGCGCTTTTTTAGAAGTGCCCTTTTTAGACCGTGGCGGGGGGTTTTGTATCCGCGGGCGTACTGGCGGTTTTTTTTTCCGTTTCCCAAGCCGCATTGAATGCCGCATCGGACGCGCGGCGGCTAGCGACATACTCGCGGATTGATTCGGGGCTATCGGTACTCAATACCGATTTCAACAAATCTACTTCTTGTATTTTTTTCTTGGACGGCAAGTAGCCGAACAAAACTTTGAGCGCGCTACCTAGCCCCGTACTAAATAGCAAGTAGCACACTACTAACCCACCCAAAACAAGTAGACCAAGTTGAAGCGTTGCCAACCAAGCGGGCACAATATCTTTTATTTTAGGAATGCTATTTTGAATATCCGTACATTCATTTTGAATTTTGGCGGCGGCTTCCATAATCTTAGGCGCGTGTTTTGTTTCGCCTTCGGATTCCAGCGCGGCGGCTTCTTCGCGGATTGTTTGCGCGTGGCGATAGACTGAATTTGTGCTAGTCGCTATTTCTTGAGCCGCGGAACATCCAACCGCAAAAAATAAAACGCATTGCGGCAACGCGCGCCATAGCCGCAACGCGGGCGCGTACGGGTAGGGGTTCACTTGCGGGCGAACCAACTAGCCACGCGGTGAACGGGAATAACATGGGCAATAAGATAGCCAACAAAAAAACAAGCAAGCGCCGCCCATACCGAACCAAGTAGACTTTCAATAGTTGCTAATTGCATCATTTGTAATTTCCTTATTTGAGTAGGTTCATGCGCCGTTCCAGTTCCGTAATCCGTTGCGTAGTCAATTGAAAATTGCCCGCGCTAGTAAGTTGCGCGCGCACCAAATCGGACGCTACGCTTTTCAGTTCCGTAATTTGTTGGTCATGGTTTTCTAGTAATTGATCGCGCCTACCTACCGCCATAATGACCGCGCCGATACCAATAAGAAGGGCGGCAACTTGTAGCCATGCGGCTACGGTACGGGACATGGTTAAACTAGATTCACTCATTAAAAGATGATATTAAAAAAAATAGCCAGCGCCAAGCGCGGCGCGCAATTACATTTAACTATCTTTTTTTATCACGCTTGCTATCGTATTTGCTACGCCTTTAACCGTATCGACCACGCTAGAAACGCTACCCCCTACGCCTTCGGACGCGCCCCACCTAGGCACTTCTAGCGGGCAAGTTGCTTTTGAAAGTTTTACCTTCTCTACCAATTTTGCCCTATCGTTATTGCCACATCCGCAACGGGAACACCAACCAATTCCTTGTTCATCTTTTTTACCGTTGTATTCAACCGCCCTAAATTCACACCCGCTACATACTTTGAGCCGCTCGGCTTGCGTTTGTTCATCCGCCGCGCCGCCTACCGCGTTTGCAAATTCGGCGCGGGCATATTGCACCGCTTGCGCAAGTTTGGTTTTGTCTTGCGGGGGATGAACTTTACCGCCGTTAGAAAATGAGGGCGGCGGTTGCATTCGCGCCCGCTCAACGGGCGGCAAATTGTAGCCCGTCAATAGGCTAAACCGTTCATGGTTTAAATCGTGAATCATGTTTTCAATTTGTTCAATACGCTTTTGCGTTTGTTCTTCATTCATTTAAGCATTCTCTTGTACTGGCTATTTTTTAAATACAAAGATTATCCGCGCAAGTAAACCCCTTCAACCATTGCCAAGTTACATAATCACCATCGGGGTACGGCAAGTCTAGCAAAACATTAACCGCTTCGGCGCGGGCTTGGCATTGGGCTTGATCTTTACCGTCCGTACATTCATACAATGAACCATCGCTAAGAACTAAGCAACAAGCGCCCGTGTATTTTATGCATTCGGTTGCGCAATTAAGCGGCGTTTCCCATTTGATAGTTGCCGCGTCCCATTGATTTAATGCTTTTATTTGCGCATCGGCTATGGTTTGTTGAGCGCGGCATTCGCAATAAGTTGCATTTGCGCAATAGTAATTTGTACCCGCTAAATCTTGAATACAACATTTTTTAACGGGCACTTGATTATTTGTATTTACGCAAGATGCACAATTATCGGCTTGATTTCCAAAAGTTACTTCTGTAAATATGCATTGCGGGTTAATGTTTGCGGTAATAGCATTTTGCCGCAATAGTTCCGCCCAATATACATACCGATCTTCAAACACTTCTACGGTAGTGGCTACGCTTGAGCATTCTAAAACATTACCCGCGGTATCTTTAATACACCACTTTTCCATTGTCACGGTATCGGGATCAAGCGGGCAATCGCCACAACTATTTTCGGGGGTAATTATGTATTGATAAACATCGGGGTCGGGGGGTTGTTGATCTACAATAGCCGATGCCGCCGCCCGTGTTATTGAAGCGTAACAAGTTTTAACTGGAGTATTTGGGGTTTGTGTTTTTCCAGTATAAACGCAAAGCCCTACATAAACACTTGTACAACCATCGCAAGTATAATCGCCGTAATCACCATTCCCTAGCGCCGTCCACCGCGTATATTCCCCATACCATCCGCGCCCCACATTGCAAGTATTGCGCCGCGTTATACTGCAAGATTCGCCGCCACCTAATCCACTACTATAAACGCAACACCCCCACGGTTCAGTACACTTTACGCCGTATTCACCTAGCCCGAATCCACAATCACAACAATCATTCCAACATTGCGAATATTTTGGTACTTGCGTATTTGGTTTTAAAGCATTGTCCGAACCAACTAAAACAATAGTTTCGCTGGCGGTTTTTTGTTGGTTTATAGTTTCATCATACGGCGGGGTAAACCCCCAATTTCCCGCGCAAACATTTACTTTCTTTTGGTGGTTTTTGTATTTATATGTATAGGGTTGAACCGTTAAATTTCCGCAACTAGCGTTTGTTGATCCAGTACCAGCCACGGAATATTTCCTTGTATGTATATCAATTCTATATCCGTATTCGCCCGAACTTATACTATGTTCATTTGTTTCAACTTGGGAAGTAATATATGCTTGCGCCGCGCCTAGCGTCCATGCCGCGTATTGCGCGCCTACAAAATGGCTTGTACAACCTAAAAACGGTATATATGCAATTCCCGCATATGTTCCTAGTAAAGTGGCTTCATAGTTTGTTGTACTTTCGTAGTGATAGCAAGTAGGGCATGGATGCTCTACGCTACCGCAAAAATAATGTGCAGTTCCGTAAACTATTCCATATATTCGTCCGTATTCTTTAATATTTTCCACTACATAAAAAGACGATTGATCAGTTTCGGATTTTTTCCATCTACTCTTTCTCCCCGATCCCCCATATGGGTTATATAAATCATGCAAACCACAACCCGCCGCCGACATTTCGGCAAATGATTTATCTTGACAATGTTTACAAAGCGGCGGCGAAGGTATCCACGGCGCGCTTAGTTCGCAACAAGGTAATTTTGTAGGATTAGCCGCGGTAAATGTAGCAAGTTGCGCGGGCGTAATATATTGCCCGCCCGTAGCGGTACACATTGCGGCGTTTGCTATCAAACCATAGTTAGTTGCATACGCCCTACCGCAACCGTAGCAACATTCGCCGCCGTCCGTAGGGGGTGGAGTTACACCGCAACAACATTTTCTATTATTCGGCGGCATTTTTTTTAGCCAGTCACTTTATTATGCTTCGGGACATACTCCCACAACTGGATTTACACAACTAAATATATATTGCAAACGCCCGCCGTCCGCGCTTGTTCCCGTTGTTCGGATGGTTTGCATTAACACCGCTTGACCGTTTGCGATTGGCTTAACTTGAAACCCTACCGCATCTTTAATATCGTTTGTAGTTGTATTTATTTCATACCCGCATTGAAGCGCCGCGGTATTACCTAGTTCGTTTATATTGATTGCAAAGGTAACGGGTTCGCCCGCCGCGTTTGAACCGCCAAGCGCGCCAAAATTGCCCGCGCTTGTTGGGGCTACCGTGTTTGTAGCGCCAAGTTGCCGCCTAGCCCATCCATATTTGTAACGCGTAATGAATCCGCCGCTAGTTTGTAGCGCCGCCGATTCTGAAATTATTGCTATAAAAAAATTCGGTTCAATATCGCGATTAGTAACGCGCGCGTCATTGCTTGTATTTTTTCCTTGCGTAGTTTCTATATATTGAACCGCTTCAATAATGCGTTTCCATACGGCGGGGGTAAGAGCGCCAATTCCTTTTGAAATTACGGGGTTCATGGTTACGCTATTACGGAAGAAAATTGTACTTTGTTGGGAAACGGTTGAATATTTTTTACTTCTTTAGCGGCGTTGTTTAATAACCAAATTCTTGAATCACCTTCTTCGCGCGTTGCTACTTGCCGCATATGAAAAAATCCGTCATATTCATATTTGTATTGCACTTCATATAAACCAATTGAAACATATTGCACACTTATACCGCGCATCAAGAGAGAACCAATGCTTGCGCCATTATACGCGTCACTATTTCTTTTTCCAACCGATGACCATAACGAACTCCAAGGCGGTACGGTATATCTTCTTGTAGTAGAAAAAGTTCCTTGAATACATAATTTAGAAACTGGAACGCCCGCGGAATCTATTTTACTTCCGCCAATATCGTTTGCATCGGGATCACCCGTACCAAATGAATCTTGCGTTCGCCAACAATCTACATATGTTCCGCCAATTTCACTACTGAAAGCGTTAAAATCTTCATCCAGTTCAACGCTTGTATAATTTACTACTACTTGGCAAGCCGTACCGCCCGCGCTTTCAATGCTTGAACTGGAAATACTTGTACAAACCGCCGTTGCGCCTTGCGTAGATAATGTACTTGATCCCACGGTTTCACCGCCCGTAGTTAAACTATTGAACGGGCTTACACCGCCCGCGGCATCAAATACCAAATAGGTTCGTTGTACCGCTAGTTTTCTACTATCTACGCTTGATCCCGTTACCGTCCAAGTTTCCGCCGTTTTGGTTGCCGTAGGCATTACGCTAAGATTCCTTCCGTGTTGCTGGCTATTTTTTGCAACAATTTAATTTGCGTTTCCAGTTGTGGATCAAATTTATTTTCGCCGCCCTCATTCACCGCGGCGGCTTTCATTGCATCTAAACCCGTACCGCTATCACCGCCCGCGGTAGCGGGAACGGTAGCCGCCGCCATTGTTTCAAGCGCCCGCGTTTGGCGCTCATTTTCCGCAAGAATTTTTTCATTCACGCCGCCCATAAATTTAAATTCACCAAACGCCGTACCAATTGAGTCTACTGAATCTACCGCTTGAGCCGTATCAGTTTTATCTTTTTCCGCCTTGGCGGTTTTTTCCTTTTCGGGGTTCAGCGCGTCAAGCGCCTTTTGTAGTCGGTCAAATTCTTCTAATTGCTTTGGGTCGGTAACGCCTTTGGCAAATTCCTTACGGGCAAATGCTTTATCACCTAGCGTTTTTTTCTCTAGTTCCGTAGTCATTGATTCAATGGTTTTAATAGAATCTTCTTGTTGCGCCTTTAGTTTATTTTGTGCGGCTATTGAATTTTCCATTTTTAAAGCATTGGCTACGGCGTTATCTAAATCCGTCCCAAGTTTACCCGCCGCCTTAGCCATAGCGCGTAATTGATCTTCACGGCTAGTAGTTGTTTTGGCTAGTTCTTCATTCAATCCAGCGGTAAAATCTGTCCAGTCACCTATACCTTTTGATTCGGCGCTAATCTTTTCCATTTGTTTGGCGTTTTCTGTAAGTGTGGCTACCGCGCGTTCATCAAATCCAGCCGCTACCGCCATCGCCGTAGCGTATCCAACCGCGCCCAACTTCATCTTCTCCAGTTCGGCGCTTGATTCTTTTAGCGCCTTGTTTGAATCGGCTACCGCTTGCTTTTGTTCCATTTCGGTATTTATCTTTTTGATTTCGGCAATAGCGGCGGATACATCTACGCCCTTCGCTATTTTATTTATGCGGTTTATTTGTTGCTCAAATTCAGAAGCGCCAATGTTTGCTAACTTCTCGCGCATATTCGCCATTTCTTTATCTACGCTTTCAAGTATTTTAGTTTTGCCCTTATCTACCTTTGGCGCGGGCGGCGTTGCAACCGCGGGCGGCGTTGTAGGTACTGGCGCTTTTTTTACTTTCTTTTCGGCATCTACTATGCCCGTGGCTACCACGGCTTCACCTACATCTTTTATAGCGCCCTTGGCTAGTTCAGCGGCTAGCGCGCGCGCGCTTTTGGTTGCATCATCTAGCCCCTTACTTAAATCACCGCCAAGCCCCGTTAGTTTATTAAATGCCCAAACCAACCAATTAGCCGAATCCATCAAGTTAGCAAATCCAGTTACAAGCAATGCAAGCGCGCCGCCAACAATCGCTTGAAGCAAATTAAATACAACTTGAATAGCCCTACCAATTACATAGAATATTTCGGCTATTACTTTGCATACATCCGCAACGGCGGTTAAAGAACCTAGTAGTTCCGAATTGTCGGTAGTTGACATATCAAAAATGGCTTTTGAAACATCATCTATGAACGGCGCAAATTCGGCGGCGAAAATCATACCTAGATTTTCTACGCTTCGCATCATGGCATCAAATTTATCATTCGACGCGGCTAACTTTTGAACCATTCCTTCGGGTAATTCTAGTTTGGTTGCAAACCCGCTTGCTTCGGCTAGTGCTTCACTTGTTGCGTTTACCGCGGCAAGTAGACTTCCGCCGCCCTTGCCAAAATTATCGCGTAGCGCGTCGATCTTTTCACTTTGCGTTCCTAGCCCGCGTATCTTTTCCAGCATCATATTAAACGCTTCATTGGGCGGAACTTCCGCAAGCGCCGCCGCGCTCAATCCCAATTTATCAAAGTTCGCGGTATCGCCCGAATCAATAGCGTTTTGGATTGAAGAACCCATTTTTACCATTGCGCCTTCAGCGGCTTCAGCGTTCACGCCAAGTATGCCCATCAAATCTCTTTGGTGCTGGAGTGCCGTAGCACTCATTCCAAGCGCGCTTGCTTGATCGGCTAACGCGTCCGCGCTTCTCATCATGCCAATAGTTAAAGCCGTAGCGCCCGCCACGGCGGCAAGCGCCGCGCCCGCTATACCCATCATGCCGCCCGCGCTCAATACGCTCATCGGATTAAATTTTTCAAGCCCCTTTGTTGCATCGCCAATTTTGCCTTTAAGCGCCGCCACCGCATCGCTAGATTTTTTGGCGCTTGCATCAATTGGTGAAAGTTTAATAGCGCCGCCCTTGGTAAATGTAGCGCCGCGGTCGGCTAGCCCGCTTGCAAATCTTGGGGCGCTAGCCGCGCGCGCATCTTGCGCCGCTTGCATTTTGTTCTTGCTTGCTTCAAGCCCGCCTAATTTCTTTTGCGCGGATTCAATTGCTTTAGGGGATGATTTAAATCTTGTATTTACATTTTCGCTTGCCATAGCCGCAACCTTGGCGCGCGCTACCGCCGCCTTTGCGCCAATTGCATCTATACCCTTTTGTGAATCCTTTAATGAATCTTGAAACTTATTAAATTTTTTGGAATCGGCTAGCAACGCCGCGGCGCTGGCGGCTTTTTTTCCTTCATCGGCTAACTTGCTTTCCATTTTGGCTATGCCATCTAGCGCCTTCTTCATACCCTCGGAATCACCGCCGATTTTTTTAAATAAAGAACCTATTGCCGTTAGCCCCGTAACCATGCCCGCGCCAAAAGTAGTTTTACTTAGGCTTCCTTTAATTTCATTATTGAAATTGCCAACGCTTTTTTTGGCATCGGCTAAACCCTTTTGTAGTCCCGCCGTTGAAGCGCCAACATTTACAAAAAGATTACCGATAGTTGCCATTTGTTATTTCTTTAAGTTAGCGTTGTAAGTTCTTGCCCATGCTTCAAATTCTTTTTGCAACCTTGCTTGCTTTTCATCTTCTGTTTCTTGCGGCATAAACGGCATAAAATCCAACGGCTCGTAGGCTTTCGCGCCTACCTTGCGATTCATGTTCGCGTGTAACGCGCATTGCATCGCCGCGTTGTAATCGTCACGCCTAGAACCTATCGGTTCGATTGCATCAAATGCTAGCCATTCCGAATACTCAACCGAATCCATTCCATCCAGTAATTCACCAACTGTTTTACCAAGGGCAACGGCAAGCCGAAAAACAAACCTTCTACCGTTGCCCGAAATTAGGAATTTGCTAACTCGTCCATTTCTGTAGCGCCTAAACCGCTCAACTTTTGCGCAACTGTAAACAATGCATCTAGCGCGGACGCGGGCAATTCGCCAAGCGCGTCCGTTTCATCATCGGCAAATACGCGCGAAGCATCGGTAGCCCCGTTACAAATACTGCGTACCAAAAGTTTAGCGCGGATATTGTCCGTATTCATTTCGCGGTTCTTGCCCTTGCCGCTAAAACAAGAATTTTCAAACGCGTCCCGTTCCCGCCCCGTAAGAGTACGGACAAAAACGGTTAAACCCTCAACCGTCACGGCTTCAATCTTCAAATTATTTTTTAGCGCCAGTAATTTATCACGCGTAGACATTTTTTATTTCCTTACCGCGGGCGGGTTAGGTTAGACCGTAGCAATAGTGATTGCGCCCGTGATGCGTAGGGTATAAGTTGCGGTAACTTGTTTGTCAACTTCCGCGCCAATAGATACCTTCACAATGTACGCGTTGAAAGTAAATTTTGGCGAACCCGTAACCGTGCCCATAGACAAAACAAAGGTAGTCGCGTTTGTGGTTGTTTGTCCACTCTTGGGCATTGCCATATATTCAGCGGTAATGGTTTGGGAAATTACATTTATCGCCAAGGTAACAGTACCCGACTCACGCGTTCCCAAAACATAGTTCTTACTTGTATCACCTAGCCCCGTGGTATCGATGGTCGCGGCTTGTATCGAATCCATGCCCGCGCTAGTAATTACCCCGCGGATTGTATCGACATTGCCGCCCGAAGCGGTCAGAGTTGTACCAACTGGAGAAACTGGAGTAGGCATTTTTTATTTCCTTATGTGTTATGCGGTTGCCGCGGACGCAACCGTGATTGCGCCGCTAATTTGAATGGAATAGTTTACGGTAACTTGTTTATCAATTTCAGCGTTGACGGTTGTCTTAACTATGTACCCACTAAAACCCCAAGTAGGAACGAAAATAGTTGCCGCGCCGCTACCAAATTGAACTACAAACGAAGTTGTAGTTGAATTGCCGCTAGTCGGTTGAACTACCGCGGTAGACAAATCGACATTGCAAGAAACATCTACCGTGCCCCCGTCGAAAGTGCCCGTTACAAATTGCTTTTCTGTATCACTCAATCCAGTTACATCTATTTCGGCAACGGACGGGCTTATACCGATATTGGTTACCGTGCCCGCGATTGTGCCCGTAGTGAACCTTGATTTATAACTTGAAATACTTGTTCCAGCCGCCATTTTATCCTACTTTCAGTTTTGATACATTACGGAAAAGATCGCCGAATACAAGAACGCGCCCGTGGTTTCACCCGCCATTGGTACTTGATAGTTTGACAAACTTTTTTCATGTAGACAATGAAGAATAACAACGCCGCCAAAAGTTCCCGCTACGCCTTGTAGCGCCGTCCGCGCCACATCATGTACCGAACTAGCAACCGCGGCGGTATCGCCTACACATAGAATTTCTATTTTGGCTTGGCGGAAAGCCGCGCCCGTCAACGCTTGGCTAGTTTCATCTTCATTTACCGCGTACACAATGCAAGGAAGCGCGGCGCTTTGGGTTCGGGCTTCGGGCGTAATGCGCGTACCAACCAAAGCCGTAACGGTTTGCGCGCCGTTCAATACCGCAAAAATGGCTTTTGATATTTGGCTCATCGGTTTCTATTCACTAGGTATTTGCTTTCGGCTTCGCAAGCGTCATAGACCGCGGATAGAAACATTTGTTCAGCGGCGGCTTGGTTCGCCTTGTAGGCGGGGCGCAAGAACGGGCGTGGTTCAATTGCGCGCGGTCTAATCGGCTTGCCAAAATAATACCGAAGCGTGTAGCCGTACTCAATCAAATGCGCTAGTGACGCTAGTAGCCCCTTTGATAATAAACTTTGGCTAGCCCGTTCCTTGCCGCTCACGCCGTAAAAAACCGCCAGTCTACCGATAGTTTTGTACCGTGAACCCGATTTACCTTTAGTAATAATCTTGATATGGCTAGCAATGGCGGAACGGACGCGCCCCGTGGCGTTTAATACTGGAACGGCTAGCGCGTTATTCTTAGCATCCGATTGCATGGCAACTAGCGCGGGCTTGATAGCGCGCTTAAATATGGCTTCGCGTACGCGCGGTTCAATAGTTTCCATATGGGCTTGGAGTTCCCTAGTTCCGTAAACGCTAAAATTGATTGAACTTACCGTATTACTCATATCATTTTTTCTACGATAAATTCTAGCGTTTGGTTGAGCCCGTCAACATTTACCACGCTCAAAATATTGTAATTTGCAAAATTGTATGTAACGCGTGAACTTGTATTAAATACGGCAATTTCGGAACTGTAGCGCGCAACTATTTGCAATTTTTTTAGCGCCCCCGTTCCTTCATCGTTTTGCTTCTCATCGGTTGCAATTTCAGTAACGCTACCCCAAACGGTAACTTGATCTTCTGTATTGAATGTTTCCGTTTGTTGCCCGAAATCGTCAACGGTTAAAATTTGCGCCGCAAAAATAAGGCGGTGGCGCAATTGTCCGCCCTTCACAATGCTACATCCATTATGCGGTATGAATCCATCAAAGAAGTAACCGTACAATCTACGGCGCGATTCGTTGAACCTACAACCACGCTTTCGCGATTTTCAAACCAATGCCCCACCAGTAGCAAAATAGTTTGCTTGGCGGCGGTAGGCGCGGTTGCAAGCCCCGCGGTATATGAAATGCGTACCGCGTCATTTGCCGTATATGTTTCACTCCAAAGCGTTTTGCCTATTGGTAGCCGTAGGCGCGCGGGGATAATTTGGGAATCTAGGCGGTAATCGGTGGCGCTACTCATAAGCGTATTTGTTCCATCTTTAGCGTAGTAATAAACGGATTGAACCGATACCACGGGGGAACGGCGTAGCGTTACATCAAGCCCGCCATCGGGGAAGCGTTCCATTTGTTGCAAAAAAGTTCGTTGCGCAAGCGTACGCCCCGAAATATTTTCGCAGTATTGACGAGCCGCAACAATCAGCGCGGAAATTAAATTATTTTCATCGTTCGAATCAACGCGCAAATGTAGTTTGGCTTCCGCCAAAAGCACACATTCGGTAGTCGGTTGCGCTAGTTCAACGCAATTTGTGGCGGGGTAACTAAGCACGGCTACGCCTTATCAATGACTGGCGAAAAATTATTTTCCGTATCTTCTTGAACCGCGGGCGGGGTAATTAAATCAAAATATGCCTTCTCATCAATCGGTTCAGCGAATCCCGTTTTGATCCATGTTACCGCTTGCTCATTATTGATTTCTAAAATATCGCCCTTAGTAATTTTCTCAACTTCGCCGCCGTAGACTTTGCCGCTTTTGATAATTTTAATTTTCATTTCTGAATATCCTACTTTTGGTTTTGCTTGTAGTTTCACGCGCGCCAAGCGTAGCCGTTTCCCGTATCAATTGCGCCATGCCCGCTACGATCAATGAATCACAAATTTCTTTTGATAGTTCAGCAAGTTCGCCAACGGCATAAACTTTATCCGTAGCGCCCAAGTATAGGGCAACTTGTATTTCAACTTTCATAAAAGAGGGCGCAAGCGTTTCCGCCTACGCCCTCACGGGTCTTTTTTATTACGCCTTGATTGCTAACGCATTGAACGCCGCAAGTTGAGAAACATCCGTACCATGACGCGCAAACGCAAAGAATCCAGTTTGGTTATTCGCTAGGTATACTTCCTTGGCTACCTTCACGCTAACGCCTTCGCGTTCGCCCAAATGGAAGTAATCAAAGTTGCCAAACATAGCCATTACGCGCTTAGTGCCCGCCGCTGGATATGTTAAACCGTCATTTACACACACTACGGGGTAGCCTAAAAGGCGGTCGGGTTCGCCATCTTGTAGCCGTCCATCGCCAAGTGACCAAGCAAACGGCGCGTAGCCCGTTTGGGTTGAGATAACGCCCGAAAGTAATTGGCGAATTTTGTAGAACATGGAATCACCCATGATCCACTTAGCCCCATCGCGATATTGACGCGGCAACGCGGCAATGCAGTTTAGTAAATCGGCTTGCACAATTACATTTGAAGTTGCGGTGACTGTTTCCGTTCCAGTAGTTGCACCGCGTACAACGCCCACAAAATTATAAATACCCCACGGCATCGCCGTACCCGTTCCAGTACAAAACTTTCGTTCCTCGGCTTCGCCCATTGAACGCCCAATTTGACTAGCAAGAACGCTTTCTACATTGAACGCCGCGCCGCGGCTTGGGGAATCGGCAAGAAGTTCGTTAGATACCTTTGTGAAATATCGAAGCGTGTACGGCTTTAATACAACTTGCGCAAATGCGGGCGTTACTTCAGTTGCCCCGCTTGCTTCCGCAATGTAGGAACTTGCGCCGATTGTATCCTCATAGATAACTTCGGTTTCAAAAGTTCCAAGCGGTACGGTATTCATAATTTGGCGCATTGCGTTAACTTGGAAACGCTTAGTAATCAGCGTGGATAGGAACTCGGTAGCGGGCAAATATCCGCCTTCGGCTTCCACTCCCTCATTCAAGCCCGCGCGTTCTTCACGGCTCATTTCATGCGTACCCGTACGCAAATACTTACCCCAAGTAGAGCGGTACTCATCACCCGCGAAAAAATTAGCCAGTTGATCGCCGCGCCGTCCCGTTGTTTTGGTGGCGCTCATCGTTTCAATTTTCTTACCTACGGCGCGGGTGGCTTGCGCGGTTGCGTCCAATAGGCGGTAGTGTTGGTCGCGCATTGAAATAAGCGCGCTCAATCGCTTGTTCATGCGGTCATATTTTTCTTCTGTAGCGCCGTCCATTGGTTCGCCCGCGGTTTGTGACGCGGCAACCATTGCTTTAAGAGTTTCGTAAATCTTGCCGATTTGCTCGGTGATTGTGCGAATATCTAAAGTTTCTTTTTGCTCGACTGGATCGGACGGGTTTTCTACATTTGTATCGTTAGCCATTTTTTTCCTTTAAATTAAACTGTTCCATGCCGCAAACCATAACCGCTATGAGCATCCATTAAATCGCCCGCGCAACGGTAACTACATTGAATCACGGTTCTATTATTCTCGGCTAGGCTTTCCGTGTCTAGTGTTACTTGCAACGGTTGAGAAAAATGTATATACGCGGATAAATCTACCAACATCATCCACATAGCGTTCGCCGTAGTCATAACGCCCATGCCCTCACTTGTATAAATGGGTTTGCCTAGCCAAGCGGTAGTAAGTTCGTACGGCGCATTTTCCACAATTTGTAGCGGGTTAGAATTGCGCGTTTCAAAACCTAGGTTAGCCATTAATTCTTCAATGCCGCCTTTGTTTCCACCGCCGCCACCGCCATAGCCGCCCTCGCCGCCGCCGCCGCCTAATAAAAGTTCCGTTTGCGTATTTGTAACAATTGGGCTAGCCGTTCCACCCGTACTAACTATGCCGCCACCCATTGATTTACCCGCGCCATAGCCGCCGCCATGCGCGCCACCCGATTGTGTAAACATTCCGCCCGAACCCATTTTGCGTTGAATAGGAAGCGTGACCAAACTAGCGCGCCCTTCCATATCCCCGAATGATTGATAGCCAAGTTTTCCGAATACCCAAACGGCGCGGTCGCGAACTACATTTTGTAAATTAGCCAAACAAGTAAAACCGCTATGTATTGGCGTTCCCGCGTCCATTGCGGCGGGATCACTAAAAGCATCCGCAAGCGTAAAGCGGCTAGATGAAACTAATTTTGTACGGATATCGGTGATAATTTTATCGCCAACTACTTCTAAAATTTGACCGCTCAACCTATCGGCAATTAATTTTAGAACGCTGGAATCATAAATCAATTCGTTACTAATCGTCACATTGGCGCGATATGTTTCAAGAGTTTTTTCTACCAATCCAATCACGGGTCGAAAAGTATCAATGCTTGCTTGCGCGGCATTTTCAGCGACTACCGCTACCGTGCCCGTGGTTTCCGCCGCAATGAACGGCATTTTAAAAGCGCGCGTACCCGTTGCATGACTAACCAAGTTCAACGGAAAAGAATCATATAAACGCACCGCCGCAAGTTCCGCAATTGTTTTTGCGCCTAGGGCGCTACTTACATTCAATGCCATGTTATGCCTTTTTAATGTTAGCCAATGGATTTACCCAATTTGAAATGAACACTTTAGATTTTTTTTGCGCCAGTATCGAATCAATTTGGTTCTTGCATCGCATAGAAATAACCGCTTTACTATTCGCGGGAAACGCAACTATAGAAACTTCATGTAGAGAAATTTTATTTATATCGCGGAACAATTTACCGTTACGCATTTCAATAGTATCATCGTCAACGCAAAATCCAAAAGACATTGAAGTTACCGTTCCAGTTCGTACCAACTCAATAGCGGTTCGACCGTCCGCCGTATCAATCGGGTAGATTTCGGTTTGTAATCCCTTTTCATCTACGGATAATTTTAGCGAACCCGTAAGAGTTCGCGCAATGATTCGACCCGTATCGTGGTTTAAGAACGCGAATACATCGGGCGCGCCTTCTAGCGTTGAATTAAACGCGCCGCGTTTAATTGTTTCGGTCACGCCGTCAATTTCATACGGCTCATCAAAAGTTGAAGCGTAGCCCGTCAATACCGCGGCGGCATTCTCGCGGGTTTCCAAAAGCATTTGGCTAGAACTTCGATATTCAATTTCACGCATTGCGGGCATGGTAGGTTTTTTCTTCTTGTTACGCTAGTGGTTTTGGCAATTAAGTTATTGCGCCCGTTATTAAAATTTCAAGCGTTGCCGTAATCGGTTCATCTTTACCCGCGGTCACATTGCAAGAAGTTAAAAAACCGTTGAATGTAAAAGTAAACGCGCCCGCCCCGCTTCCAAATGTAAGAGTAAACGCGGTTGAAGCAACGCCGCTAGCGGGTATTGTAGGTTTGGCTTCGCATAAAACTACCATGTTCACGCTTCCGCCCTCGCGCTTGCCAATTACATAGGTAGAAATCAAAGCGTTCATGGCGCTTATATCTATTGATTTACAAGCGCCGCTAGCAAAACTAATTGATTGCACCACGCCCGCTATGTTTGTCATGCCGCTACCCGTGCTAAGAAGTACCGCCATTTTTTACGCCTTGCGTTTCTTGGATACTGGCGGTTTTTTTGCCCTTATTGGTTCATCGGGCATTGCATCGGGTTCATCTACAACGGGCGGGCTTACATTTAAACCGCCTAGCGCGTTGCTAGTCGGGATCATGTTCACGGGTTGTAGGTAAACATCGCCTTGTTTGCCTATCCCGTTGCGCCCGATTTCGGCGCGGATTTCGTTCACGCTTAACCATCCGAATTGGCGGGCTACTGAAAAAGTTTGATAGCGTTCAATTTGGGAAGTTTTGAGCATGGGATCAAACGAAATTTCCGTACTAAATTCCGTTTCATCGCGGCGCAATAATTTGCGGGCGGCTTCCGATTCAAGCCGCGCCGCCCATGAAGATAGGCAACCGCTTACAAATTGTTGGTTTGCTTGTTCGGCGCTGGAGTAGGATTGCTTTTGACCTATGCCAATCACGCTTGGCGGTACTGAAAAAATACTACAAATTTCTTCACGCTGGAACTCGCGGCTTTGTAACCATTGGGAATCTTCGGGGCTTAGACTTATTGCTTGCCATTTTAAACCGCCTTCAAATACGGCTACATTTCCCGCGCTACCTACGCCCTTCATTCTTCCTTCCCAACTTTCCCTAATCCGTTGCAATGCTTCGGGGCTAAGTTCTTTGTCTGTAGTCAACGCGCCGCTAGGTCGGGACGCGTTGCGGTAATACGCCGCGCCGAATGCTTCGCTAGCAAGGGCAAGCCCTACGGCTTGGCGCGCAAGTGAAATAGGCGAATAGCCAAGAATACCGTCACTACTCAAGCCCATCAAATGAAATACATCGTAGGAACTGTAAACCGTGCTTTGTCCCGTTGCGCCCGAATAGTTGTACGCAATTTCGCCACTTGGTAGCCGTTGAACTTGCATTAAATCGGGGCGCAAATAATGTAGCCCAACGGGTCTACCCGCTTCGCGCTGGATTAGTGAATAGCCGTTTCCAGTTAGCGCCGCGCTCATTAACATCAATTCGCGCCAAACCATCGCGGAACATTCGGGGTTTGGTTCGCGGCTCAATAGGAAATGCAACGGATGATCTTTAGCAATAACGCGCCCGCCCGCGGAATGTGACATTACAGACCAAGGTAATTTTGCAATGTTTGTAGCAATGGCTTGAACGCAAGAATGAACGGTAGTACAAGTAAGCGCCACTTGCGGCGTAATATTTTGCCCCGTATCGGAAAATGTGCCCGTAAATACTTGGACGCTACCTAGCGGCGCGCCCGCGTTTACGCTTGATTTAAATCTTTTGGTTAGCCAATTCATAGCCAAATCATGCCCCGCTTTTCGTAAACGCTGGCGGCTATTTTTTCGTCATGCAATGACGCGCCTAGCGCCACTACCGCCGCTACAACGGGATCAATTTTTTCATGGCTACGGCGCTTGCTAGGTCGGGCGTTGCCCGCGTGATCTTGTTCAACAACGCAATTCGACATAGCCCACGCCATTACGGGCGAACCATCTTGTACCAATGTTTTACCCGTTACCGCGCGCTCAAACATTCGGGTCGGCGTAGATAGATTTAAAAAAGATTGCGGTACGCGCACTACTTTAACCCCCGCGGCTTCCAAATCATTACCAACATTTTGCGCATTGTATGGGTCATAGCCTACCATTTTAACCTTATTTTTTTGCGCCAGTAATTTTACTTGCGCGAGTATGTAATTGTAGTCGGTAGAATCACCTTCTGTAACGGTCAACCATTTACGCCGTTCCCATTCTAGGTAAGGTACGCCGTCACGCCTAGCGCGAATTGCAACGCCCATTGCGGGCGCGTAGTTCCATGATTTTAAATACATCTTTTCGCCGTCCAACCATACCGCGGCAATACTGGACAAATCATTGGTTTGTCCTAAATCAATTCCAAGGTAGCACGGTAAATCTTTTAATGTGGCTTCATCAAATTCAGCGCGGCAAGCGTCCCAATCGGACATTTTCAACCAACGGCTAGAAGCGGTAATGTGTTGGCATAAATAATAGGTACGGAATGGCGTTTCAAAACTAGGTTGATCATCCGCGCGTTTGGCTTCTTCAGCGTACCAACTTAGGGGCACTATTGAACCGATTGACGGGTTAGCAAGTTTCCAAGTAGAAGGTAGTTTCCAATCGGCTTCTTCGGGCGCGTAATGCAAGCACGGCAAGAAACTAGAATTTTCTATCACGCCTTCACAAATCTTTAGCCCGTACTGGAATAAATCAAATTCAAGTGAAGTTCGTAGCGTCCCGCTTGTAGTAATAGAAAGCATAAGCGGTTGAGTACGCGCGCCCATTGAAGTTAGTACCGCTTCCCACAATTCGCGCCGATCTTCCATAGCATGAATTTCATCGGCGATACAAGCCGAAACATTTAAACCATGCGCCCCCATTGAATCATTTGAAAGGATTTTATACGAACCGAATACGGACGGGCTTGTTATGCGCGATTGATATATTTCTACAAGCGCCTTTAGTCGCGGCTCTTGTAGGCACATTGATTTAGCGCGGCTTAAACATAGGCGCGCTTGTTCACGGTCGCGGGCTATCCCAATCACTTCGGGCGTAGGTTCATCGTCCGCAATCAAATGGTAAAGAGAAATTGCCGCCGCCAATTCGGTTTTGCCCGCCTTGCGCGGAATTAAAACATGGGCTTGCCGATAGCGGCGCGTACCGTCCGCGCGTTTCCATCCGTATAAATTGGCTACTAAATAAAGTTGCCACGGCATAAGTATAAACGGCTTACCCGCATGAACGCCTTGCGTGTATTTACAAGTGGCTTCAATAAAATCTACCGCGTGTTTTGCCGCTACGCCGTTCCATATTGCGCCCTCGGCGGTTTTGATAGCGTCATATGCGGGCAAAAAATTAAATTGATCGGGCTTATCCCAATTTATTTTTTCGCCAGTACCCGCCGCGCGCTTGGGCTTACGCGTTTTCTTCGGCGGCGCGGCGGCTAAAGACTGTATCAATTTCTGTTTTTTCATCGTTCACTAACCGCGCGCGGGCGCTTGGGGTAAGCCCGAATTGAATCAATATCTTTTGAATGATCAAACCGTACTCCATGTGGATACTAACCAAAGGCGATCTTCTAAAGGTCACAACTTCACCGCTGGAATCTTTTACGGGTAGCACATAAGTATGCTTCAACTTTTCGCCTACATATTTCCAACGCGCAATAGTATCCGCCAATTGGGCTAGCGCGATTTTGTCGGCTTCGGTCATTACCCGCATCCGCGCAAGCATGGGCGTAAGTTCGTCCCATTCCGCTTTGGCTTCGGCGCTCAACCAATCGGGCGCAACTGGAATTGCAAACGGCAATTCAATCGCATTCTTTTTTATTGCGCGGCGGTCACCCGCTAGGCGCGCCAATATCGCGGGCTTTGGAGTTCGTCCTCTCATTTTAAAAAAATCAAATTTGGATTTCGCAATAAACGCACTAGGAAACGCGTGGCGGCGTAACGGTTTTTTGTCGGCAAACCATCGGGTAGCGCCGCTGGAACTTCTTGGCGGTCACTAGGCGGCGCTTTGTGGCAATTTAGCCCAATTATGCGCATAAGCGCGGAAGGG